TATTAGATATGTGGAAACAGGACTGTGAAATAGATTCTACAGAGCCTGGGAGAGAATTATTAAAAATTCCAAAATATCATGTCAAATATTTAAAAATTCTCACCTCTCATAGGCTTATTCTTAAAAAAATAGATGATTCCTATAAGAGAGAAAGAAAAATTAAATGGTCTTATTATTCTGGCCATTATAATTCTGATCCAGATATGTTAAAACAACTCGGATTAGAACCTTTTAGATTAGTTTTGAAATCCGATATTTCAACTTATCTGGATTCTGATCCACAAATCATAACAATTCTTGACAAGAAAACATACTGTCAGGAAATAATTTCAACTTGTGAATCGATTATGAACGAATTAAAATCCAGAACTTATCAATTAAGAGATTTTATCTCATATGAAAAATTCATAAATGGTGCATAACGTAAACATTCATAAAGAAAATGAAATTTTCTCATATATCGAAACGTCTGAGGATATCCTAAACGAACTATATGATTTTTTTTCATATGAAAAACAATATTTCAATAAGTATCGAAAACAATATAGGAATACAAAAGTAAGGCTGTTCAAAAAACGAACACACCAATTATACATTGGATTACTTCCATATCTAGAATTTTTCTGTAAGGAAAAAGGCTATAATTTTTCCTATATGTTTTCTAATACTAGAAATACCTTTTCTTTAAAGGATACAATTGGATTTGTAAAGACATTGAAATTGACATCTAAAGGAAAACGTATTATTCCTTACGATCATCAACTTATGGCATTACATAATTTTCTAATCAAAAAACGAACATTATTAATTTCTCCAACTGGTTCAGGCAAGTCACTGATTTGTTATATGATTGTAAGATTCTTGGAAAATATATTTCATAAGTCTGGCAAGAAAATTCTTATCATTGTCCCTACAACAAATCTAGTAAATCAACTATACAGCGATTTTATAGATTATTCAAGTGAAAATAATTGGAATGTAGAAAATAAGTGTCATAGAATATATTCTGGGCATGAAAAAGACACAACAAAGCGAATTATCATTTCTACATGGCAGTCCCTCAATAACATGCATCGTGGCGTCATGCAGACGGTCGGTGGTGTCATTGTAGACGAGACCCACGGGGCTACTAGCAGGGTGCTCACAGAACTGCTGGAGGCGTCTACAAACGCTGGATATAGAATTGGTATGACTGGCACGTTAGATGGGACAGAAATACATAAACTCCATCTGGAAGGATTGTTCGGAACTCTCTATCAAAACACCACAACAAAAGAATTAATAGATAAAAAGGAATTATCTAGATTCAAAATAAATTGCGTTCTATTGAATCACTCAAATTCGCCAATAGAAAAATTATCATACCATGATGAATTAAAATTTCTGATTGACAATGATGTTAGGAATAATTTTATTTGTAATCTGGCAATGAACCAAAAAAATAACACACTGATTCTCTACCAATTTGTAAAGAAGCATGGGTTGAAATTGAAGGAGATATTGGAAAATATCTCCAAAGGTTCCAAAAATATATATTTCATATATGGAGAGGTAGAAGCCGATGTACGAGAACAAATACGGCAAATAGCAGAAAAGGAAGATAACGCTATTATTGTAGCATCATATCAGACATGGTCTGTTGGAAGCAACATAAAAAATCTACACAACATTATTTTTGCTTCCCCATCGAAAGGTCGAATAAGGGTTCTTCAATCTATAGGTAGAGGATTACGACTCAACGACAATAAGGATATTGCGAAATTATTTGACATAGCAGATAGACTCACTTATAATGAAAGTGATGTAAATCATACTTTTAATCATCTATTAAGACGATTAGAAATATACAAGTCCGAACAATTTCCCGTAAAACTATATGAGGTGACAATATAATGCTAAACCAAATCAAAATTATCAAATCTTTTATTGATGATAAACTCTATATTGGAGAAATTATCAATAAGACTGATACATCAATTCGTATCAAGAACCTTATGCAAATTGAAGAAGATGAAGGTGATAATAAGAAAATTATTGTCATTCTTACTCCTTACATTCCATGGAGGCTTACAAAATACCAAATTGGTAATTTCAATCTGTCAGATATTGATATTGTCGAACCGTCTGATGAATTTGCATCATACTACAGCAAAAAATACATTCAACAATCAAGTAAGAAAGTAGAAGAATCAACCATTAAGAAGGAACAGGTTGTGGAAGCTGCTGTTGTAGATAAGACGGACAATATCATCTATGTGAATTTCGATAGAACCAAAAAACATCAAGAAAAACCTATGAGCAATACAAGTCCGACCGCCGCATAGTACATAATTAGCTAATTGGTAATTAATGATCATTAGGGAATTAATTGTACTTAATGATCATTAATATAACTGAAAGGTAATAGATATCAATTAATATGTAATTAATGATTACATTAACTAAGTTATTTAACGATGATCAATGGTGGAGGAGTACATTATATATATGACATTCTCTTTTGAATGTCAAGAGTAAAAATAAGGAAAATAAAAATAAAATATGGCTAAAGTTGACAACGAAAAACTCTATGAAGAAATACTCTTACATAAAAAGAAAATGGAAATAGCAAAACTTGAGAATAAAGAGGAACCAAGATACTCCAATTACATCGGTCAAGCAATTCTGGATATTGCATATGGTATATCTAAACTACCCAAATTTTCTTCTTATTCATTTAAGGAAGAAATGATAGGTGATGGATACCAGAATACACTATTGTACCTCCATAATTTTGATGAAACAAAGTATAAGAATCCATTCTCATACATATACACCATAATTTACTATGCTTTCCTTAGACGTATAGAAGATGAAAAGAAACGGTTATATGTTAAGTATAAAATTATGGCTAATAGAGGTATGTATTCCGAAGTTATTTCTGAACTAGATGAAAATAATGATTTACAAACCGTAGAAACATATGATAATATAACAGAGTTCATTGACACCTTTGAGAAAAAATTAAAGGAAAAATCTGAAAAGATTAAGAAGAAAAAACCTTCTAAGGGATTAGAAGAATTTATTATCGATGAAAATATCATAAAGGAGATAATAGGAAATGATTCGTGAATTTAGAGGACCATATAGGTTTTTATCTAATTTTTGGTTATGTGAAATTAAAGTCCTGGATGACGAAATTTATCCATCTACAGAACATGCTTATCAGGCATTGAAATTTGAGGATAAAAATATCCGTAAATTGTTTATGGATAAAACACTATTTCCTGGTAATGCTAAAAAACTTGGTAGAAAATATCTAATGTTTAAGTCTAATAATTGGGATTTAGTTAAATTAGATGTTATGTATGGTTTGAATTTAAAGAAATTTTCAGAACATCCTAATTTAAAAGAACTTCTTTTAGATACGGGCGACCAAGAATTGGTTGAAGGTAATAATTGGGGGGATACCTATTGGGGTGCTGTTAATGGTGCCGGTGAAAATCATCTAGGTAAAATTCTAATGAGAGTTCGGAATGATATTAGAGATTCCGTTGCCATATACAAAACTTAAAAATAGGAGAATCAGTAATGGCTAATATAGCTCTTGTAACTGATATACACTTTTGGAGTCAGAGAAGATTCCAAATTAATGATATCAAATCAGGAAAAATTCTTTAAAGAAGTTTTTTTCCCATATATTGATAAATATCAAATAGATACCATAGTTAATCTTGGTGATACATACGATAGACGAAAATTCATTAATTTTGGTTCTTTACAGAAATCAAAAAGAATGTTCTTCGACCAAATGGCTAATAGAAAAATATGGTCACCGACATTAGTTGGGAACCATGATTCATTCTATAAAAATACCATTAAAACAAATAGCATTAGGGAATTAATTGTTTCCGAAGCATATGAAAATGTTTTATGTATCGATGAGCCACAAATTCTTCAAATAAAAAATTTAGATGTAACGATGATTCCATGGATTTGTTCTGATAACAAGTCTAAGTCCATGGAATTTATCGAAAATAAAACCAATACTACATTATGTATGGGGCATCTAGAATTAAATGGTTTCATCATGCATTCTGGTATTGTTTCTGATACTGGTATGGATAGAGAATTATTATCCAATTTTGATATGGTATTATCTGGACATTATCATCATAGGTCTACAGATGGCAGGATTTATTATTTAGGAAATCCAAATCAATTTACATGGGGTGACGAAGGAGACGAAAGAGGGTTTCATATATTCAATACTGAAACCAGAGAATTTACATTCATTCCTAATCCTTTTAATTTGTTCTATAAGATTAAATTTTCAGACCAAAATATCATCGATTTTTCAAAGTTTGAAAATTCCTATATTAAGTTGATAACAGATCAGAATGATGATAAATCGGCAATAGACAAATTCCTGAATATGTTGGATTCGGTAAATCCTTATGATGTGGATATAATCGAACATTATGAAGAAATCCAACATGATAATTTCGACCACGCATCCGAAAATGCATATGATAATATTGTCGAATATGTTAAAAATTATCCTCTACCAAAAGAGATAGAAACTGACAAATTGAATAGAATGTTCCATTCTGTCTGGATGAAATCTCAAATCAATGATGAGGAGAAAGAAGATTAAGATTACATTTTCGATTCTTAGATATAAGAATTTTTTAAGTTCTGGAAATACATTTACTGAAATACCATTGAATGATAGTCCTACAACAGTCGTCTATGGTAAGAATGGTAGTGGTAAAACCACATTCATTGATGCCCTGACATATGTTCTTTTTGGAAAAGCATATAGAAACATCAATAAACCACAATTGGTGAATAGTATCAATAATTCAAATTGCCTTGTTGAAGTAGAATTCGATATAGGAAATAAACATTATAGAATAGTAAGAGGAATGAAACCTACGGTTTTTGAAATCTATTGTGATGGTGTCCTAAAAGACCAAGATTCTAAATCCTATGACTATCAAGAATATCTGGAAAAGGATATTTTAAAATTCAATCTTAAAACATTTAGACAAACGGTTGTCTTAAACAACAGAAGTTTTATACCATTCATGTCTCTTGTTGCTTTAGATAGAAGGAATGTTGTTGAAATATTTCTGGACATAGAAATCTATTCTTTAATGTTCAAACAGGTTAAATCTATTATTGCACAGATAAAAGATTCCTTTGAAAAACTTCAAAAGGAAATGACCATAATTGGTGAAAAGATAGAATTGCAAAAGAATAACCTTGCAAAAAACAAAGATGAAACATTGGAAATTATCAATAGAAACATCAAAGAAATTGAAAATTACAATAATGAAATAGATACTATTAATAACACAATTATGGAACATCGCAAGACTATTGAAAAATTATCCAAAAAATATAAAAAAACCGACCTGGAGAAAAAGAAGAAACAATTATCGGAATTCAATAGTCTTTCAACAAAAGTTTCCATGAATATTGCTAATACGAAAAAGGAAATTTCATTCTATACAGAAAACGATTCATGTCCAGTATGCACTCAGGTTATTGAATCGACATTCAAGGAAACAAAAATTCATGAATGTAATGAAAATGAGAAAATATATTTGGAAAACCATAATAATATTTTAAAACAAATCAAATCATTAGATGAAAGTATCACAAAGATTCAGCAATATATGGCTGATATTATCAATATCAATAATAATATCAGTATGTTAGAAAATAATGTTTTTAATATGAAACAATATATTACTAAATTGGAAACAACAAATTCTCTCTTG